TCGTTAACGATAGAAAAACTTACGACACTCTAATAAACAATTAGAAAAGAGGTAATAACATATGGCACAAGGAACAACAACTAAAAGTACACAAATCGTTCCAGAAGTATTAAAACCTATGATGCAAGCAGAATTAGATAAGAAATTGAGATTTGCACAATTTGCAGACATTGACAGTACATTAGTAGGACAACCAGGTGACACTTTAACTTTCCCTGCATTTGTTTACAGTGGTGATGCTACAGTAGTACCTGAAGGACAAAAAATTCCTGTAGACAAAATTGAAACTAACAGACGTGAAGCTAAAATTCATAAAATCGGTAAAGGTACTGATATTACTGATGAAGCTTTATTGTCTGGTTATGGTGACCCTCAAGGAGAAGCAGTACGTCAACACGGTTTAGCTATTGCTAACAAAGTAGATAACGACGTGTTAGAAGCTTTACGAGGTACGAAATTAACAGTTAGTGGAGATATTGGTACATTAGCAGGTTTAGAAGCTGCAATTGACACATTCGATGATGAAGATTTAGAACCAATGGTATTATTCATTAATCCTAAAGACGCTGGTAAATTACGTTCTAGCGCTTCAGATAACTTCACTCGCGCTACTGAATTAGGCGATAACATTATCGTTAAAGGTGCGTTTGGCGAAGCGTTAGGTGCTATCATTGTACGTTCTAAGAAATTAGATGAGGGCGAAGCTATTTTAGCTAAACGTGGTGCAGTTAAATTAATCACTAAACGTGATTTCTTCTTAGAAACTGACCGTGATCCTTCAACTAAAACAACTGCTTTATACAGTGATAAACATTATGTAGCATACTTATATGATGAATCTAAAGCAGTTAAGGTTACTAAAGGCGCAGGAACTACAGACTCAGGCGCATAAAAGGAGGTAGTGACGTATGTATAAAGTAATCGAATACTTCACAGACTTACAAGATGACAACTACGAATATAACGTTGGAGATACGTTCCCTCGTAAAGGTTTAAATGTAAGTGATGAACGATTAGTCGAACTATCCACAAAAGAGAACCGTCAAAACAAGCCCCTTATTAAGCGTGTAGAGAGCGATAAAGACTTAAAAAGTATGAAAGTATCAGAATTAAGAGAACTCGCTAAAGAACGTGAAATAGAGGGCTTTTCTAGTATGAAAAAAGATGAACTCATTGAAGCATTAGGAAGTGTTGAGTAATGAACGCACAAGACGTTAAATTATTAAACAATCTCTCGCTCGATGATACTTCAAATGACGAAACAATCGAATTACTTATTGAAAAGTATCTGAATGTAGCTGAAGAATATTGTAATCAAACATTCAATAGGAAGTCATTACCTAGTAATGTAGAGAAATTCATTGCTAACTGTATTAAACAAGGTACGACTAGCAATATTTCTTCACGTACTATGGGTACTGTGAGCTACACTTTCGTTACTGATCTACCTAAGGAAACATACGGTTACCTTAAACCATTTAGACGCTTACGTTGGACTGGTTATCATGTTTAATCCATTAAATGAGTTTCCTCATACAATCGAATTAGGCTCAAGAGAGGTTGTAGGAGAGTATCCACGTGAACAAGAGCGCTTTAAGAGCGAAAAAACAATACAAGGATTTATGGATACGCCTACTTCATCTGAACAACTCAAGTTTCATCAAATGAACCAATCATACGACAGAAACCTATATACGCCGTACAGCCTGCCAATAACTAACACAAACTTATTTAAATACAACGGTAAAACTTACGAAGTAGTAGGAGAACCTGTCGACCAAGGCGGGCAACAAGAAATCAACTTAACAAGATTGAGAGAATGTCCTATTGGCTAAGGTTAAATACGGAAATTGGGATTTAGTTAAGGAACTTGAGGAGTTTGAAAAAGAAACGATTAGATGGGCTAAAAAAGGTATAGCCAAGACAACAACAATTATTCACAATTCAATAGTTAGTAACATGCCTGTTGATACCGGTTATCTTAGAGAAAGTGTTTCTATGGACTTTAAGAAGGGCGGATTAACAGGCGTTATTAATATCGGCAGTGAGTACGCAGTTTACGTCAACTACGGTACAGGGATATACGCAGTCGGTCCGGGTGGTAGTCGTGCAAAGAATATCCCGTGGCGTTACAAAGACGCAGACGGACATTGGCACACAACTAAAGGGCAACATGCACAGCCTTTTTGGGAACCTGCAATCGATGAAGGTAGAGCGTTTTTCAATAAGTATTTTTCATAAGGTGGTTAAGATATGTGGGTATCAGTAGAACGGTATCTGTTTAACAAGATATATAACAAATTAAAAAGCAACCCTATCATCAAAAAACAGCTTGGTGGTAGGGTTTTTGATTGCGTTCAAAAAGACGCTGTTTACCCATATATCGTTGTGGGTGAAACAAACGTCACTAATAAAGAAACGACAACGAGTATGTTTGAAGATGTAGGCGTAACCTTACACGTGTATAGTCAAGCGAGAAATCGTGATGAAGTAGCACAAATCATTCAGTTTTTAGGTCATGTACTTAATACTGAATTTGAAATCGAACATTACTCATTCATTAAAAGTCGGATTGATACACAAGAAGTGATAACTGACATAGATCAGTACACGAAACACGGTATCATCCGGCTTGTTTTTAAATACAGACACAATACTTTACAAAGGAGTGTAACGAATAGTGCAGAATAAATACATTGCAGCGTTACAAATCGCTGACAAAGATTTAGCAAGCAAGCTGAAAGAAGAAGATGCTATTCTGTTAGCTAGTTTAGCTGAAGGTGGACACACAATCAGTAATGACTTAGCTGAAATGATTACAGGTGGCAAAAAAGACTATAGTCGTAACTCTGTAGAAGAAGAAATCAAGTTAACTGTTGACCGTGTACCTGGCGACAAAGGTCAAGAAGCTTTAGATGAGTCAGTTAAAAACTTCAAACAGTTACGATTATGGATTTGGGAAGTTAAAAAACGTGATGGTAAACATCATGGTATTTTCGCTTATGTAATTATAGAAGAGCAAGAATGGTCATTTGATGATGAGGATGACAAAATCGAAATCACTGCAAAAGTTAAATTTAACAGTGCTAACGGTTCTGTTGATTCATTGCCACCAGAATGGCTCAATCCTAGTGCTGCTGCTCCTACAGTTGAATGGGAAGATATGGGAGCTTATACAGACTCATATGAAAATCGTACACCTAGTGCTGGTGCATAACTTTACGAGGGCATTAAGCCCTCTATTTTTTTGTAAAAATAACAGAAAGAGGTTAAAGAATGACTGAAAATACAATCAACCCTATTACTGAATTAGAAATCAACGGAGAAGAAGTAGAAGCAAAAGCTACTTTCTTATTTGATAAAGCGGCTAAGAAATTCGCTAAAGACGAGCAAGATGAAAATGGTAAAACTACTAAAGTATCTGGTTTTAATGCTATTTATAACGGTATTTTAGAACGTGATCCAATCGCAATTGCAGACTTTTGGGAATGTGCAACGGCTTATTTAGGTAAAAATGCACCTAAACGTGAAGATATCGAACAAACACTAATGGAAATTATTGATGAAAAACAAGACTCTATCGAATTATTACAAGGTGCATTGCAAGTTTTAAATCATAGTGGTTTTTTCAAGCAGAAATCACGTCTATTCTGGACACAAATGAATTCAGCGCCATCTATGGTCAAAGAAGAAGAGAAAGAGTCTACGAAGAACGGTATCGAGTTCATGAAGAACAATTACAAAGAAATCATGGGCGAGCTACCTTACTAGATTATTCAGAAATACGGCAGATAACCAGTCAATACATAGGCTATCTTCCTTATGATGAATTAATGAGTTTGACGCCTAATGAATGGAAAGACTGGGTTGTAGGTCGTAGATTGGCGTTACTTGATGAACAAGAAACTTTATTATTTGGTGCTCAAGCTAACGGTCTTGTGCAAGCTGGTAAATCACTTAAACGATTACAGAAGCAGTTAGAGCGTGCAAGATACGAAGTACGTGGACAGTCAGAAGAATACGAACGTATGAAAGAACGTAAGTTAGCACATAACAAACGCATTAGAAATGTTCAGAAACAAGGTACACGACGCTTTATGAATTCATTACGCAATACTAGTCAAAAAGGAGGTTAGCCATGAATAAAAACTTTATGGCTCGTATATCGGCGATCATTACAGATTTCCAACGGAATATCAGAAAAGCTCAACGTATGGCAAAAACTGAAATACCCGATGAAATCGAAACACAAGTCGATGCGAATATCAGTAAGTTTAAACGAGCCTTAAACACTGCAAAAGCAATGGCTCAACGTTGGCGTGGACACACCGTTGAAATAGACGGTAACAATAACCCTATCAAACGAGCAATTGCAGTAGTTAAAGAGAAATTACAGCAATTAAGAGATAAAGAAGTAGACATAAAAGGGAATAACAATCCCTTAAAACGTTCAGTATTAGGTGCTAAGGCTATGTTGGCAACCTTACATGATAAAACGGTAAAAGTTAACTTTGATACAAGGGGAATGACAAGAGCTCAAGTATTAACTAGAGCTTTAAGTCTGTCTTTAGACGAATATGGCGATAAAATGGATAGATTAGCTACTCGTATTCGTACATTTGGTACTGTGTTTGGACAACAAATCAAAGGTGTGCTAATCGCTAGTTTTCAAGGTCTTATTCCTATTATAGCTGGTTTAGTACCCGCCATCATGGCAGTAGCTAACGCATTAGGTGTAGTTGCTGGTGGTGCATTAGGTGTAGCTGGTGCATTTGGTATTGCTGCAAGTGGTGCGTTTGCATTTGGCGCTATGGCAGTAAGTGCAATTAAAATGTTGAATGACGGAACATTACAAGCTACTGCGCAAACAAGAAGATACCAAGCGTCTTTAGAACAAGTTAAATCAACTTGGGAAGGTATTATCAAGCAAAATCAATCTCAAATATTCAATACGTTATCTAACGCTTTAGACACTGTTAACGTAGCTTTAGGACGCATGAAACCATTCTTAGCAGGTATCTCTAAAGGAATGGAACAAGCTTCACAGAGTGTCTTAAAATGGGCTCAAAACAGCCAAACTGCTAGCAAGTTCTTTAACATGATGAATACAACAGGTGTTAAGACATTCAACACATTATTAAGTGCTGCAGGACGTTTTGGTGACGGACTTATTAATGTATTCACTCAATTAGGTCCACTATTCTTATGGACTGCTAAAGGCTTAGATAATCTAGGTAAAAAGTTCCAAAACTGGGCTAACAGTGTAGCAGGTCAGAACGCTATTAAGTCGTTTATTGAATACACTAAAACTAATTTACCTAAAATAGGTCAAATATTTGGCAATGTATTCATGGGTATTGGTAACTTGATGAAAGCGTTCGCTCAAAACAGTTCTAATATCTTTGATTGGCTAGTTAAAATGACTGCTAAGTTTAGAGAATGGTCTGAACAAGTTGGTAAATCTGAAGGGTTTAAAAAGTTTGTTCAGTATGTACAAGAGAATGGCCCAGTCATTATGGATCTAATCGGTAATATCGTAAGAGTTTTGGTTGCATTCGGCACTGCAATGGCACCAATAGCAAGCGTGATATTAAAAGTAGTAACAGCATTAGCTGGTTTCATAGCTAAGTTGTTCGAAACACACCCAGCTATAGCTCGAATGGTTGGTATAGGTATGATACTCGGTGGTATGTTGTGGGCTTTACTAGCACCAATCATCGCAGTAAGTACAATGCTATCTAATGTGTTCGGTGTAGGTTTAATCCAAGCTATCGGTAAAATGTTAGCTTTTGCTAGAAACACTCAAATACTTAGAAGTGCATTAAACTTAGTAAAAATAGCTTTCAGGCTCCTTATGAGCCCTATTAGTACAATTATGCGTATCTTACCTATGTTAAGTGGTGCTTTCCAAACATTGGGTGTAGCTATAGGCGCGATTTCATGGCCTGTATTGGCTATCATAGGCGTTATCGTTGCTTTAATAGGTATTATTGTTTGGTTATGGAAAACGAACGAGAATTTCAGAAAAACTTGTGTTGAAGCTTGGAACACAATTAAAGATACGATAATGAACGCTGTAAAAACAGTGATTAACTGGTTTAATCAGTTCAGAGCGTCTATCGAACAAACGCTACAACCAATTATGCCTATCTTACAAATGTTAGGACAAGTTGCAAACCAAGTTCTCGGCTTCTTATTCATCAGCCTTATCAATGGTTTAGTAACTGCTTTCCAATCTCTTTGGACTGTGATTTCAGTAGTATTCACTGCGATAGGTGGAATACTACAAGCTGCTACGCAATTGATTTTCGGTTTGTTTACTGCATTAATACAGCTCCTTACCGGAGATTTTTCTGGCGCTTGGCAAACATTACAAACTACGATTTCTAATGTAATGAGTACGATTTGGAATACCATATTGTCAATTTGGGGCCAAATTTCTGACTT